CCAAGAGATTATTGCTGAAAGGGCTTGTTAGAGTAACGATTAACTGCAATTGGCCCATGCCAATAGTACCTTCTCGCTTCTTTACTCTATCACGCCAAACATATGCATTCTGTAGATTAGAAAAAGCCTCATTGGCAAGCATCATCGGTTTTTTATCGGTTGTTAAACCACCGGATGGGTACCCTCCGATAAGAACTTGATGAAAACCGCTCATAAATTACATTCCTATTGCTAGCCAATAAAATTGAGCGACAGAGGTGTCAGTAGCCGCAATTGTAAAACCTTGGTTAGGATTAGGCGGAAGAGTGGGAACAATATTATAATCAACATTTGAAGTTATTGGCTGTACAAATATACCAAATATTTTATTTAAAAATATTTTATTTGGAGAAGTCTTGAAAGTAATTACTACTGGAGTGGTTCCATCAAAAGTACCGATTCCGACATTAATAGCAAAACCTCCTGGTAGAAATGTATATCCATTTGTCGTATTCCATCCAGGTGTTTTTGGACCCGTTAATTGAATACCAAAACCACTTGATCCCCTCGTAAAAAAAATATTTCCTAATCCATCTCCAATTAAAGGAGAACTTTGATTTGTTACTTGTGCATAGAGAGTTTCAAAACCTTTTTTCAATATTATAGGTGGTTGAGGAGGTAAAATTCCCGGAACTTCATATAATTGTGCTTGTTGATGAGCCCCAGGATTTCCAGTATTCAAAGGATCATTTTGATTGATATGGTCTACACTAAAAACTTGATAAGTACCATCTAAATTATCTCTAATTTCTACTTTAGTTTCTCCAAGTGATGATCCATTAGGTGGATATCCTGGTGAAAAAGGTGGTATTGTCATCTATCCTCCCCAACATATTGTTTGTACTGGTTGTGAATCATTTGGTCTTTTCATCTTTTTCTTAGCCTTTGCAGATAATTTTACTTCTCCATTTGGAATTCTTTTCTTGAGAAATTTTTCCTTGCCCTTAATCACTGTCATATTAACTCACATTATTCGATGAAATATATTGTATGCCTTTGTAATCCTTAAGGAGTTTTTTAGCTTTTGGGGTCATTCCATACTTTTTTGTATTATCTGATTTTTTAAGGTCTTTCTTTTTCATTCAACCATCCACCCCATCTTTTTAAATAGACCATTGTTTCAAAATATATATCCAATCCTAATTCTATGCACTTTTCTTTATTTTTGAGAATCGCTTCATGCTCAATGCGTCCATTTACATTAATATAATTTGTTTTAAGTTGTTCAGGAGAAGGATCGATATCTTCATTTGATAATGGTATTAATTCACTCATCCGGTAGTATGCCTCCCAACAAAATAAGCATTTGGTCCCATTTCTATTTTCTTATTAGGAGGTGTGTAAAGTTTTTTCTTGCCCTTCTTCTTAACAAAGACGTTCCCAAATTTGTCATGTTCAACATTCTTTTTCATGGTCCTCCAAAATAGGCTCCAAATCCATTACCAGAATAATTTTGGGTAACCTGATCTGTGTAAATAGTGTAAATCTGCCTACTGCCTATTTCAGCATAGGTTCTTGTCTCAATAATATCATATCTTTCTTTAAGCATCTTATCGATAAACATAACACCATCTGAATCAAGCCTATCTTCATAAATCTTCTTTGCAGCCCCTACAGCTAGTATTTCCCACCATTCGGATAATTCGGGGTTACCCGATAGATTCTGCGCCAGAAGGGCTTTAGTTGGGCTTCTGTAAGCTGTTATCTGCACAGTGTAACCGCGATCAGGGACGGGCGCCATTGTGATTTGATTTTGATAGAAAAGCATTGCTAGAGGAATTGATAATGTCTTAGTGTTATATGCTATTGTGATACAAGCACCTTGAGGAACTGGTTTACTAAAATAAAGATTGGATATCTGACCTGTTTGGTAATTAATGGTTCCCATAGGTGTTGGAGATTGCCCTGAAGATCTATAGTAATTTCTATAATAAGTCCATCCTGATTGTGTCTGAGGTGTCTTATTTGTTTCCACTATCTCAATCAAATTTCCTGCTCCATCATCAGTTACATTGAGAGTATTCATATATCCAATGTTCACTGTGATTAATATGTTTTGCACCCTTCCTTGGGGAAAATAGAGTGAAGGACTAAACATAGGGCCAGGATCATTATTGGAACTTGGCAAGATATGTTTTCCAATCGTATAGCCATTGTAGGGCCCTGTTGTAGAAGTACCTGTAGCGAAGGTCTCAGGGCCCTGTTGCCAATTGAAATTCACTCCATAGAAATTCCAGGGATCAAAGTAAATCTTAGTCTCACGATTATTAACATAACATGGCATTTCAACCGTTGTATAAATCTCCGAGTTGAAAGGATATACTGCCACACCTTGCTGTGTCGTAAAGGTAAAGAAATCCTTTAGCTTAAGTGATCGATATTTAGCTGGAAGATCATAAGTATAGAATGAATTCATATACATGACGATTTGCGCATCTGTGATTTGAAAGTTATTTGTACTAGCTGTCAACTTCCGGCATTTATAAATGGCATTTGCTAAAGTCGGAAATGCTGGAAACGTAGGGACAAAAGTTTGAAGGGTCATATCAAAGGCCTATTGTCAAAAGCATCTTCTAGGGTTACATAACCACTACCGGGTGGAATCCCCGAGGTGGCTGGTACAGCAATACATGGATATTGAGGATCAGCCATTGAAACAAATGGCCAAAATCCTAAGGTATTCACATTTATTGTCACCACATTCGCATTAATTGCTATGATTAACCCCGTTTGGTTGTTTAACTGTATCATACCATTTGATGGAGGAATTCTAAAGGAAATCCACTCACCAACAGTAAAATTTGTTGTTGTCGTAAAGGTCACGACTGCTTGCCAAGCTTGTGTAATATTTTCAATGTATTGCAAATTCGGTATAAAGTCAGCACCAAAAGGAGGGCCATAATTGCTTTCTCCTCCTGGAACGACATGAATACTTGAATTAGAATTATAGGTCATAACACGTTTGTTGGTGTGAATCTTACTCTAGATTGTCTAGTATAGCTTCTTGGAACCTTTTTCCCATCAGGGGCTAACTCCATATTATACTTTCTTACCTTTTTTACAGTATTATTTAACTGTTTCACCAACCCCATAGGCAAATCACAAATCTCTCCATGTTCAAGTCTGATGATTTTAATCGATTCTCCAGGCCATTTTCTATATGTGAATTCGATCCATCCGCCTTGAGCATCGATAAATTCAAACATGCCCGTGACCATTTTATCATCTTCTTTTCTCAACTTCTTGATGAGATCTTCTCTTTCCTGTGCAGGTAAAGAGTTTTTGATCTTCATCGTTATTTCTCTTACTTCTACCATTTTATTTCTCCTTTAGACGCATATGCGTCAACATATGACATTTTTTAAACAGTCTATACAAGAACATCTAAGCCCATCTTTATTTTGTTTTGATTTCCAATAACTTTTTATATATTTTTCTTTTTTACATGTTGCACATACTTTCTTCATATACTGCTCCTTTTTTAAGGGAGCAGCATAATCTATTGGTTATGACTTATCAATGATCACGCATTCGTGATAGCATTATTATAGTCAGCCTTGAACGCCATAACAACCATATGCGCAGATGCTGGACCTACGACGTTAAGTCCTAGGTTCATAACATATTGAGCCCGATTGTCGAAACTATCTACTAAAGAAGTTCCAGGAGGGCTTTGAGGAATTGTAGCACTTCCAATTACGGTTGCACTAGCTCCCAAAGGAACAATACCAGATCCGGCTGGGAAACAAACAGCAGGTGATGCACCAGCTGCATAATTAGCCGAAAGTGGAATTGTAAAGGCAGTGAATCCAGTTGTATCATAATCGAGTACAATCGAGGATTCTGTAGCTGAGTTAATAACTTGCAAAACTCTTGCTGCCCCTGGTTTATTGATTGTAGCTCCTGCGACAGGAGTTGCAGTCAAATTGCTAAGTTGAGTCATACCATATGTGGATGGAATTTGGAAATCTACCAACTCACCCGGGGTATAATCATTTGGTCTAGCAAAATAAACCTTAGCTTGGGTCGCTTGTGTAATCCAAAGAACTTGAGAAAGTTTTGGATACATAAAGCCAGGATATACTTTTTGGTAAAATCCTGTTGTACCAGCTACAGGGGTCCAGCCACTACTAGCCGCTGTTGCAGCTGTTGCAGCCATACCAAGAGTAATACTTACACCTGCACTAACTGCGGTGACAGCAAAAACTCCCATGCCACTTAATTCTAATGCGCTTGTCACATTAATCAAACGCACATAATCACCAACACTAATTCCAGTTGTTGTTCCTGTAGAAACAACAAAAGTATTCTGGCTTGTAACCGCTGTAATCGCTACTTTAGAATATGTAGGAGGATTAGTTTGGTCAACGAAGGTAAAACCTCCACTAGTACCAGTAGTTGTAGCAACAGCATTAGTCGTGACTGTTTGGCTCTTACCAATATAAGAACCTTGAGCCATCGAACTAAACCACTCTGATTCGAGAGCAGTTACGGCTGTTGTATCACCCCAATTTGTCAAATCTTTTACGATCATCCAATCAGGTTTGTCTGTCATTGGAATATTGACAGCCACAGGAGTAGCAGGATTTGTATAATCCCATTTACCTATAAAACTAAACGGTAGTGGCATATTTTCCTCCTTATATTCCTGTTGATCTTAGGTTCTGAACCCATAAATCGTTTGTACTTTCTGTTACTTTTATGACCTGAGGATTCAGGCGGAGCGACCTCTTCGGATCGCTCTCTTGTGCTTTCGTCACAAGTTCAGACTTTCGCATCTCCTTTCGAAGTCGTCTCGTTAAGTCGTTCAGCGTGCATACGATATTTTTGATGATGATAGAGATGGCATTGAGAACACATCCAAATGACTTCAAGAGGTTTGTTATAATCCTCATGGTGACCATCTGTTTTGCATTCTTTTTTGCAGATTTCACAATATGGTGAACGAATGAGTTTACCTGTTTTGATAGCATTTCTAACTTTACGTTGAGCGCTAATTTTTTCAGGATTTTTCTCATTATATTCTCTTGTTGTTTCTAGATGTTTAGTTTTACCCTTTTCGCTTTGAAGATATTTTCTAGTCCTGATTCTTGATTGCTCTCTGCATTCATCAATCTTTTCTAGATATCTTTCTCTAAGTCTTGCGTTTAGGATTGGTCTTTTCTTCTTTTGCCATTCGGATCTATATTTCTTTTGATTCTCAATAGCTCTTTCAGATCTTATCGTTAACTTCGCTCTAGCTTTACAACACTCCTTGCATTTTTGGTTTAAGCCATCAAAGGCTTTATTATCTTTTCCAAATAGTGTAAAATCTTTCTCTATCTTGCATCCTGTGCATATTTTTGTCATATAACCCTCCATGGTTTACATGACCTAGTATACATGGGGTGCATTTATCATTCAACATATACTTCGCCCTTGTTGCCATAACTATGCTGCCATAGCCTCATAATCGTAGGTTTCCAAGTCAATTAGAGCCGATTTAAAGTGCACTACTTCGTCAATGCACTGTCCTTGATAGAACGAGCAACCTGCTGTATGTCTAAGCATACATGGGTCATTATTATAACCCGGAGGTAAATAGATAAATCTTGCCTTACCGCCGGCTTGCCAGACAGTTTTATAGCCTTCTTTTGCTGTTACAAAGCAGTTAGCTATATCATTGCCAAGCATAGAGGCATTAGCCGAAACAGAACCTTGCTCGGAGATGAAGAAGCGAATGTTATTAGCGCCTCCGATCTCGGTGCTAAGGGTCTGGCTAATATTAGGATATTGGAATTTCTTCACAAATCCAGCCATATTATAAAATACTGGGATCATACGAGTTGTAGCCATACAACCGTAGGCATCACCAATAGGGCTTGTCATTCTGTTACCACCTATTTCTAGGCGAGTAAGTCATTTCTGCTTACTTCTAGATCTTTCGAATCTAGTTCAGACTATATCTTTACTGCATGACTAATGCAGCGCTTGGCGTGTAGTCGTTGAGGATTTTTGATCTGCTTCTTCCTTTAAAAGAATAAAGCTCCTTATATAATTGCTCTTCCTCTTCTCCATATTTTCCGTTTTTTCCTTTACCTTTTTCCTTTCGGATTCGTATAAATTCTAAAACTTTATGAAGACGATTCTTTTTTTCACCAATCATATACGGCAGAATAGCTTTAGATAAAATCATTATGTCGCTAACTGATGATATTGATATTTCATATCTTTCTTTCCTTAAAACACCGTCACTTCCTAAACCAGATTTTCTAATTTGGTAACGATATTTTAATCCTAAAGATTCAAATAAAAATAAAATCTCATTCATAATCAATTTATCACTGTTAACACAACCTATCTGAGGTTTATAATAAACTGTTTTAGTTTTATTACTCTGATGCGATAAAGCTTTTCCTAGACTTATCCATCCTTCACCTTCTATCATAGCTGTTAACCAAGCTATTCTTTTCTCAAATCTTTCCTGCTGATTATCCATTGTAATATCTCCTTGATTTTCACTAAGTATACGTTAGTACTATACTTTAGTACAAGGGGCTTTAGGAACTTCCAGCATATAGCCAAGTTTTCAAAAACTTTGGTTATCCTTCAATACGCTATTTATAGCGTCTTCGGGATTTAGTCTCACAGGCTGATATACTTCTTTCAAAGCTCTAGAATATGCTTTCATATACGGATTTTCAGCAGGATCTTCTCCTTCTCCAATATATTTAACATCTCCCGTTAAAATTAATTCACTTCCAAATTCAGTCATATCTTGCCCCTTGTTAACCTTCAACTTTACGCTGCAAGGCACTCCAAGTCAATTACCCAAAGTTTTACTTCGGCACACATTTTACCGAACTTCAAATCCGCTTCGACAATGTTAGTGATATACTCACCGCTATTGTTTTGCAGAATCGTAAATACATCGTTCACGTCGGTGATATTCATTTCTGTAGGGATATCACCGTTTGATCCACCTACGCAGTTGATAATAGAAGCACTAGACTCCAAATTATCTCTTTGTAAGGCATCTTGTGTTTCTCTCAGAGCTTGGCCCAAACGAGCGGCTGCTGAATTAAGCACGGGATCTTCGTTGGTTATTGTCAATCTGTTACTTAGACCTATTATTACTAATAGGCGGGCTAGTCTTCTCAGCTAACCGCTCTATGTTACCATAGAGTTCAGAGTACCGCATCACTCTTTAGAGTGTCCTCTCACTTACTACGTTCAGGCTGCTTGCGCTTGCCCCTTGTTGCCCTCAGCGTTACTGGTCGGGTTTTCAAGTCCATCAGAGAGGATTTATACAGGTCACATTATCTACGTTGCAATTTTTTTAAGTCTTGATAATATATTTCTCTTCTTTCTATTTCTTCTTTTGGTACTCCAAATCTATGATCTTTTTTCATAGGTTTGAAATTTTGACAAAAGTTCAATAAAATAGATGCGTTAAATTTTTTCACCTTCATAAAAGGAATTATATTTTTTATGAATTCAATCATATCTTCCTTTACTACAAGTTCCCAAACAAAACGTCCATTAATGCATTTGTCATTATCTTTTTTAGAGATAATTCCATAAGGAAAAGCCTCTTGAATAAATGTAGGTGTTCTTACATCTTTTTCACCATAGGATATTTTAGCCAAATAATTTGGACTTTTCATTCCATTATGATTCATACGTTTATGTATCATAAAAGAACCATCAGTGTCCATTAATCCCGCTATATATGCCCATTTAAATGGATCGGGGCTAATATCCATAGAATAAATATGATGTATATGACCTCTAGGTATGAGATCTTTGACAACCTTTTCATTCAAAACTTTCATTGTTTCATAAGCAGTTTCTTTTTCTTCCATGCCATTCTTTAGCCATTCTAGAAGATAATGAGCACGTTCTTTCTTCATTTGAAGATATGGAATAATCTTTTCTAAAAATGGAATCATTCTCAAAGATGAGGCAATAGCCCATCTATGATGATCATTTTTTATACTGACTGTTCCACTATATTTACTCACAAAAAATCCTGCTAATTCTTTACAACTTTTCCCTATGCTAGCTCCAGCAACATATTTGATATATTTTTCATTTCTTTTACAGATATAGAAACTACCATCACCTTCCATTGCTCCTGCTGCATATGCATTATCAAGTTCTTCTTCAAATCTCATATACACTCCTTTTATAAGGAGTATATATTTACGCAGCTATCAAATCAACCATCATTTGATAGTCTTGACTAACCTGTCTGGTTAAAACGATGTAAGTTGCATAGACCCTTACACGGCAATCCACATCAACGCGATTAAGCTGTTGTGGTGGTGGGTTGTTTTGGGCGTCATCGAGCGGAACTTCGAACAGGTCTAACCTGTCGTATCTACTTTGACGATCAATAAACCCGTTGTTATCTGGCAGCTCAACAGGAGTTGAAAACAACATGTGAATCAAGTTGTGTTCTGGTGTTGAGAGCAGTTTAGCATTATAACGTTGCTGAATTTGTGGCGGCAACGTTGCAATAGTTACTGTCATATTTTCCTTGGTGTCTTACGACAATTCAGGAACCGAACTAGCAAAACTGGCATATTGATGCATCTCGCGATAGAGATCTTTTTTCATGGCATTCGTTAGTTGGAAGGCTTGAGCAATTGGCCTCTTATCATAGACGGCAGGAGATTGAATTGTCTTTTCAGACTTTTCAATAGCCTTGTCAATCTCTTTTTCCCTTCTGACTTCTGGAATCTTCTGATCAAGTCCCATCGCTTTGATATATTTATAGCTTTGAAGCGCGATTTTATACGGGTCTTTCAAATCTATAATAGTCTTAACCAATTCCGGTTCCCTCTCTTCTAAGAGAGATAAGGTTTCTGGATTAAAGATTTGATTGAAATCCGCGTATTGTCGGATTAACCTTTCTTGAAATGATGCATCGTAAGTTTTTTTGGCATATGCATCCACTTCTTGCTTAACGATATCTTCGGCGTACTTCTTAGCTTTAGCCTCGACAAGTTTCGAAATCTTGCCTTTAGAGATAAACTCATCATCGCCGATAGAATCAAATTCATCAGGAGTTTGGACTTTCGCCTTTTGTTCCATTTGATTTTGAATCATCTTCTCGAAAAGTTGGTCCTTCTCACGCAAACGTTTCTCAAGATCTTCATTTTTCAAACGCATCGCTTTCCAATTTCGCTCTTCGGCTTCCGCTTTGGCTTGTTGTTTGGCTTGCGCTTGATTAACTTCATCGACTTGGTTCTCCTGAGTTGCTACCTCTTTCATTGCGCTATTTTGGATTTCTTCGGTCATAAAGTTCCTTGTTTTTGTGTCGGCTAAACACGATTATGCGCCTAAGCGAAGGGTTAGTTCGCCTTTTGTACACCCATTTAGATAGTATGATATAAATTTTATTGTTGTCTACAGAAATGATTAAGCAATCATATGGACTTTGATATCGTCAGGGTTTTTAGACATTAATCTATCACCGTTATAATGCGGATTCTCTTCCCAGTTTCCTTCATCGCCTTTACGGAAACCAAAATGGTCAAGGCGAAGGTTTTCCCAGTGTTTATAAAGATAGACATTATCGCGAAAGTCCTTGAAAAGAATAGGGTCATCTTCAAAGGTGTTAATTTCATTGATCATTTGATTGCGGTGAGGGAGTGCCCAACAGAAATAGACATCTTGGCCTCCAATTATTTTAAAGACCATTGAGTCTTGTTCAGGATAGGGTCTTTTTTTCCATACCTTACGAATCCTTACAAGACCACGTTTAAGCATAAGATCAGATTTTTCATAGATAGCAACGTAGAAAGGCTTTAATCCAAACTCTTTAATACCTTCTTGAATAGCCTCGTTGATATCTTCGACTAGACCTTTTTTGATCTCATGGTTAACATCTCCAATGACAACGCCTTGCTCACCATGCATCTGTGCATCGCGATAGATTTTACCAACTGTATGGCGTGATGGATCAAATTTACTTAGGGTCATGGGTTACGTCTTTTTCTTCTTCTTTGTTAATCTCTAAAATGGTTTCACTCATTGCTTGACCAATGCCTATATCATTTTCTATTTTCCATAATGCAGAAAATATGGCACAATCGGTAAAATTCATTTCCCTAAGTTTATCTAAAAGCTCAAGTTCTTGCTGATATGTTATTTTCATAAAAAATCCTTCATTATTTTTTCTTAGGAATATAAGGATTCTGCATCACACCCGTATCTTTAAAACGAGTCTTCATCATCACCTTTGGCTTTTCTTTTCGAGGCCTATCTTTTGTAATCATCTTTTTGGTGTTTCTTCTATCATTGTTTGACCCCATCGTCTTTCAACGAGATCATCCATATCTCTTTTTGTGGTATCAGAACGTACACGAAATCCTTGCGTAAATTGTTCATCAAGATCAACATTACCTCTTTGAATCTCAATACGACCAGGTCGAGCAGAATCTCCGACATCCTTTTTAGATAAAGTGTCTTTTTTATATACGTCTTTTTGAGGATATCTTTCTTTGTTTGAATTAGTAAAAACACCTGAACTGGATTTACTAGACTTACCCATTATGAATATCTCCCATGATAGGCTTGTTTTTCAACTGTCTTGGCTTCTGTAGCTTGGAATTTGTTTTGTCTCTCAATATAATCCAATGTCTTGCTGAAATCTTCTTGAGAGTAATCAACTTCTGGTTTTTGGTAGTCTTTCATCCTAGGTGACATATCACCTTGGTTAAGTCCTGCCATAGCCATATCTCCATTTGGCATGCTACCATCTTCTCTGCCACTTTGACGATTTCCACCGCGAGCTTTACCACCATCACCTGGACTTTTGTAGCCACCTTGACCTTTCTCAGATCTTCCACCGTAATTTTTTGCCATAATATTTCTCCCGCCTTTAAGGCTTTACTTTAGATTAAGCAACATTCTTATTTTTATCAATATCTTCGTTTAAATTCGTCGTCTGATTTATTGACTCTAAAATTGCAATCTGTCCTTGCAAATGATCAAGGTCAATGTTTCGTATTTCTTTTAAAGCTTTAACGACATTCAATAGCGCCGCCGTATCTTGCTCTTGAGCACGTTTAAGCTTGTCTTGGGCAATAGCCTTATCTGTCTGTATTTTTGCCACACGTTCGCTCGCTAATCCTTCCTGGCTATGTGCATAGGCCACCTTAGTAAGGTTATCAACTTGTAACTGTTGCATCTGAAGTTGGAACATTTTCTCTTGCTGTTCAGCTTGAGCTTTCTGTTTGGCTTGGATTTTTTCGATGATGCGATCTTTATTCTGTATAGACATAGCCTCTATAATTTCTTCTATTGGCACAAGTTCAGGTGATATTTGTTGTAGATGAAGCAATTGAGCAAGTTCAAGTTGTTGCTGACTTTCAGTTAAAGAGGCTTGAATTACTTTGCAGCCATATTTAAAGAATATCTTGTTATCAAATTCAGCTGTTGGCTCTTCGCCTATCACTTGTCTTACTTTGCCATATGTCCAGTTTTTTTGAATGAATTCAATCTCTAATTCGCCACACAATTTTTGTGTTTCATCCGCTTGATCAAAAAGCTTAGTAAGATTACGCGCACTAGCCGCTTGGCGCATCATAGCAATAATACCTGCTCGATCATCTACCTCCATACCCATGGCTTGAGGGTCCATGCCAGAGACGCGATATATTACGTCCTTGAGCATTTCCTCCATCTGCAACATTACAGGACTTGGGGGAACGATTGGCATTACTTCGACGTCCGTCATTTGGAATTCAGGGTCGATTGATAGCACACGGCCATGACCTTGATTAAGTGCGTCTTCTGGCGTAACAAGCGCACCTTTTTTAACCTTAAGTCCTTGTTGTTGTGCATCAAGAATTTCTAGGTTAGAGACTTTTAATCTATTGAAGAGGTATTGAGGATCTCTTAAATCTCTGCACACCCCCCTGAACTTGTATGCATAGTATGGAGTGTCAGCTGTAAAATATGCGAGCATGGGTATAACAGGATAGCGGTCAAGACCATAAGGGTTAGGCTCATCCACAAGCACCCTATCATTAAGTATGATTGATCTACGGACAGTTGGGACAGGTTTTTTAATAGTCGCAAGTTTACCTCTAAACGCCTGCATTAACTCTTTCAGTTGCTCAGGAGTTCCTTGAAATTCTTGCACTTCCTCAGTCTTTTTGTCGACCAAGAATGTAGCTTCGCGATTTGTAAGATACCAATACTCATCAAAGCCTATAAGGTTTGGAAATTGGATCTGATAAACTTCTGGCATATAATAGAATTTGTCATCTCTATATGTGCCTTGAGGTAAAGATAAAATCTCATCGGCAAATTGAGGGTATAATAACGCAGCTTCTGCCTTATCAAAGAATGTCCTCATCCACCAATAACGTGCATCACTCATGTCAGCTTTGCGGAAATAAGGATCAAAGAGACATGATTTCATATCGATATAGCGCCATCTAGGATCGGGACTTATCGGATCAGTGGTACTATCGCCATACATATACATAAAGCCTAAACCCTGCACTAAAGCCCCAAGCTCAAAGCAGTCGCTAAAAGTATTGTAAAAACCTTGCTTATGATTGTGATATAGACATTTGGTTTGCTGATCCGAAGTCTTTTGTAGACCGTTGCGCACTGGCATGACAGCAGTAGATTTACGCGTAAGTCTCTGTTGTCCAGATATAGCCTGGACAATAGGATTCATTATATTGAAGTTCCAGATCTTTCGACGATATGTTGCTACGCCTGGAAATATCAACCCCCAGATATCCTGATCACCTAAATAGAATCTTTGGTCAACGTCAGCTTGATACCATTGCGTTTGAAGAATATTGATGCAGTCGCTATAATTTTTTTCCATGCTCTGACGAAGAGACACATTTAAAGATTCTTCTGGCCAGTGGATTGGATCATTGTTGCGAATAGGTCACCTCATCGATTATCTTCATAGTATAATACATGAGGTATAATAATCAAATTTTTATGAGTCTAGGTCAGGCAGTGGAAACATTCTAGCATAACCATTATAATTTTATGAAAATAATTTGTTTGACAAAATAACGCACGCGTATCATAGTGAAATTATAAATTAACAGGAGATTTCCTATGTCATCTATTAATCGCGTCTATGGGCTTGGCGGGGGTGGAATACTTTCCTGCTTACCTATCCCACAATATTTCGCTTCTACACCTTCAGGAACAAACTTTGCTATTGGACAGATTGGTTTCACTGGCACGACTGGAAATTATACTTTCTATATTTATATGGGTGCAGGTGTTTGGGATATTCTAGAAACATCAAACATTGGTGTCACAAATGTGAACGGGACAGCTAACCAAATATTAGCAACACCAACCACCGGCGCAGTCGTTCTTTCGTTAATCGGTCCTTATACTCCTGCAACCTATACAGCTCATGGTGTTTTGATTGGTGAAGGAACTGGTTCTATTGCAGCTACTGCAACCGGATCAGCTGGACAATTTTTAGTATCAGGTGGTTCATCTGCGGATCCTTCATGGGCAACAGCTACACCTCAACTAGCTGTTGTTCCAGTGTCTGGAGCAACTCAAGCTATGGCGGTGAATACAAATTATATTGCTAATAATGCATCATTAACAACCTTTACTTTACCTACTGTTTCGGCTGTTGGCTCTATCATACAAATTGTCGGCTCGGGTCTTAATACTGGCGGATGGAAAGTTACTTATACTACAGGGCAACTTATTTGGGGACCTGGTGGCGAGTCTACAGTCACTACGGGTAATGCAGCCTCAGCAACGGCAGCTGCTCAATGTATGAAAATAGAGTGCGTCGTGGCCAATACCACATGGGTGATTACTAGTAACAGCGGTATAATCACTTTAACTTAAGGAAATAGCATGAGTATAGCAGTTCCGCAACCATCACCTTTACCTCCTCCTAATCCCAATTCAAATATATGTCTTGGAAGACGTGCTACATGGCCGACAGAATTATTATTTGCGCTGACAGGTGGAACAGATACAATTGGCACTTTGATTTATCTACCCGCAATCATCATATTCGATAATCAATCTGCTAACCCTGTTGCTATCTATGTGAATCAAACCACTAATGTATGGCATACCTTTCCAGCTGGTGAGGCAATAGTAATAGATTTACGCGCCAATCACGGGATAGCAGATAATTTTACATCAGATTTAGGAACTACTTTTTACGGCATTGGAACAGAAGATAGCGGTAATTTTTCAATTTCAGGAATTGGAGTTCTTCCAACATGATAGAGGTAAAAAATTAGCCAAATATACAAACCTTTAACCTCTTCTGGTCCTATCCCACCTATTATTGCAACATCTTATGTGACCGATGATGGAACTGCCGTTCCTTCTGCAAATGTTTTGAATGTCTTAGGTGGTGCTGGCACTTCAACAACTGCTTCAGGAAATACAATCACAATAAATGTCGTTAATGATGGATTTCCTTGGACAGAAGAAAATACCAGCTTTGAGGCTGATATCCAAAATGGTTATTTCTGTAATGCCGCATTGACTGCAACTTTACCGGCATCTAGTGGCTTGTCAATTGGAAATACGATTATTTTCTTTGTGGATACTTCTTCAACAGTAACAATTCAAGCGGGTGCTGGGGAAATGATCCAAGTAGGCGCAGTTATTTCAGCCGCTGGAGGAACTGCATCAAGCAATACACGAGGCGCTATTTTAGAACTTGTGTTTAAACCAAGTGATTTAACGTGGCACACAATTTCTAGTTTGGGAGTTTGGAGCGTTACGTAACTGGACAGTAAATAAATAAAAATGGAAAAATTATGAGTACTCCCGCAAATGACCTGAATATACAAACCTCAGGTTATGTCGTTTTTGATGGTGTATATCAATTCTTTGGTCGTACTTTCCAAGCTGGTCCTGGAATCAGTCTTACAAATGCATCTGGAATTGCTGGTAATACCACCATTTCAGCAACAGGGGCAGCGCCCAATTACACCAACGTCACTCATGCAATGAGTCCCTATACCGTTTTACCTGCCGATGAATATATCAGTGTCGATTGCTCTGGTGGCATTGTGACCTTGAATTTCCCAAATGCTCCTACCTTTAAAGAAACATGGATAGTTAAAGATCGAACAGGGAATGCATCAGAATACAACATTACTTTAACGACTCCTGGAGGAACTGATCTGTTTGATGGTGCTACAACCTATGTTATGAACTCAAATTATTCTAGCGTTCAGCTATTAGCAAATGCTGTACCGGCTTATGAAATATTTTAATTAAGGATTCATTATGAAAGAAATGACAAAAAAGAAAGAAAAAAAGCCTATGAAATCTGCTCATGAGATGATGACTGAGAAGAAAATGATGAAGAAAGATGGAAAGAAAAAATAATGTACAAACCTGATCAAAGAACTTTCGATCTCAAATTAAAAGGTTGGATTTTGCCTCCTGCTCCCAAATCTTTAGAAGAAGCTAGGAAATCAGGAAATCCTAATGTGAGATATCCCAGGGAGAAAAAATAATGCCCTTGAAACATGGTAAAAGTAAAGCCGTTTTCGAATCTAATTTGAAAGAAGAGTTAAAAGCTGGCAAGCCAAAAGCGCAGAGCTTGGCAATTGCTTACTCGATGGCTGGTGAGAAAAAGAAGAAAAAAGGTAAGAAATAATGGCATATGTTGGTAATGACACAATTACTAAAATATTAACAGCAAATGGATTAGGGATTACACCTTCATTTCAAAATAATCCTTCCAATCAAGTTAATTTTTTGGCTTATCTTGGTACTAATGATACCGACCAGACTGGTGATGGCACACAATATACTTTAGGATCAAGTAATGCTTTAACGATCGTTAATAATGTAGGCAGTGGATTAGCAACGAATGGTACGTTCACGGCCCCATCAGCGGGTATTTATCTTTTTACTGGTGTTGTTATATTAGGAAATTTACTTGATACACATACATCAGGACAATTAGTTATTCTGAAAAATTCAACACAATTTACCTTAAATGGATGCAATCCCTATGTAGTTCAATCCGCTACTCGAAGTGTAGGTTGTTATTTTAATGGTTCATTGACAATTAATTTAGCTGCTAATGATACAATAGTTTTTCAAGTTTGGATTTTCGGTGGAACAAAAACAGTTACAACATTGGCTAATTTTGATGGTACTTTTAATACTTATATAACAGGAGTTAAAATCGGATGAGTTCTTATTTAACAACTACTGGCACAGCATCACCCCCTTCTTGGACAACATTAAATACAGCCGCTCTTTGTTCGTTTTTAGCATATTTAGGCACAACTGATACGAATTCTACTGGTGATGGAACTCAATATACTTTAGGATCAGTTAATGCATTAACTAAAGTTTATGATTTAGGTTCTAATTTAAATACAAATGGTACATTTACTGCTCCATATACAGGTACATATATATTTTCAGGTTCTGTGCAAATTTCTGGCATGGGAGTTGCCCATACAACTGCTATTATGAGTTTTTTACATGGTTCAGTAAATTATTATTCAAATCAGGTAAATCCTTTTGTGGTTATGACTGGAAGTTCCAATACTTCTCTTGTTTATTCATATCCAATAAAGTGTACAGCAAATGATACTGTAGTTATGCAAATTTATGTAGCAGGAAGCACTAAAACGGTTTCTGTTGATGCAGGTTTAGCAACAGTTTTAACCACAATGTTTTCCGGAGTATTTATAGGATAATCCCCAAAACAATCATAATATTTTACAAATAAAACAGGTATCCACAATTCGCCATCGATTTCAATAATAGGCATTCTTTTATAAAAATCTGGATCTACAGAGCCGAAAAGCGGCATCATCGCTAACATTGCAAAAAAAACGTATTTCATAAAATCTCCTTTTGTTCTATATCTTGTGGCATGAGCGACAAGACTTTTTACTACTTCATTTACGGGCCTATGATGATCGCTTTACTGCTACTAGCTATCTATCTATGCGCTTGCTCTAAGAAGCCTTTAGACGAGGAATTAGAGCCCTTCATCGAGCGCTCTTACTGGGATCAGAAACCATATCGTCAGGATCAGGAGTGGACTTTCCCGAAGCATCCGTTGGTGAGGATCCCCTAGATTCCAAATCGCCACATCGCATACAAAGTTTATTATTGTGAGGCATCCATGTCCATACATGCTCTATTTCTAGACATTCATTTTTTAAATCTTGATAGGATTTCTTAATCTTTAAGTTTTCCCCACATATAGGACAGAAGTTATATTCATCATTCTTACAATC